CCTGTTGTCGTGGTTGCCTCTGCGTTATCCAAATCATAGAAACGAAATACAGGCAATCCCAACACACCATACAATGAATTTAGAACAACCTTTTGAATGTATTGTCGTCTATCAAAATATGCGTATTTGTCTTTATCACCTTGTTCAGCGAACTTCTTTGCTAACTTTCTAAACTGAACCCTATCATCAAACCACTTTTCCAACAACGTTGGTATGAGACCTCTTCTATCTTGTGTATATAATACACCATTGGAAGATACAGATACATTATTATCATTTAGAAAGTTCTTGAATTCTGATGTGGTTAACTTTGCAGTTTCTTTACCATATTTGTTGTTTATGGTATATGTCTTATCTACACCTTTCAAGAATGGTTCTACATCCCAACTATCTAACTTACCCAATTTGGTTTCGGGTGATATATTAAGACTCATAATAATAGATGGATACATACTTGTAATATCTAAGTCATACACCCATTCATGCTTACCCTTTTGAGGATCCTGAACATATGCACCTGTAAATTTATCATTACCATCCATCAATTGTCTATTTGCTTTTACTTTATTTGGTGCTACAATACCAACCTTTTTAAGATACACAAGAATAGCACCCTCAAGAAATCTTGATGAGTAATACACATCTTCATATGGAACGTGACCCAAGTGACAGATAGCTCTAGCAATATCAATAAAATCTAATTTACTGTCTAACTCTTGTAGAATCAAAACGTCATTGATGTTGTATTCAACAAACCTATTTCTGTCATTGTCATACAAATCATTCAATGTTCCCTCATAAGATACCTTTTTTATACCAACCTCTAACTCACCAATATCATCTAATCGATATGAAGACCTCTCACCAAATGTAAGTTTCTTATATAACTCAAGATAATCAAGTGAAGATACACCTGCTATCTTGTATGTTCCTCTATGTTTCTGAAACTCTACGATACCGATAGGTGAAAGACAATTTGCAGCTTCTTGTCCTAATAATCTTGTGGTTCTATTGTATAGATACGGAACGTCAAATCTATCACTATTCCAACCACTAATGATTGTTGGTGATATCTCAAGATATTTTGTGTAGAATGCTTTTAGTAAATCTCTTTCATCTTTGAATTTGATGACAGTAGAATTACTAAAGATACCTGTATTCACTTTGTTCTCTTTATCAAGAACATAACAATAATATTGTTTAGTTAGTGCGTCGTAGAATGCAATTGATGTGATAATGTTATCAGCTCTATTGACATCAGGAAAACCTTGTGTGACTTCTACCTCAATATCAAAGAACATCACACGATGTCCCTCAGATACTTCGTCTGAATCTGTGTAGTTGTCAACTAAATATCTAATCTCTGGTGCCACATCGGATTCAAATGGTGTATCTGTTTCATCTATCCTACTGATTGGTAGTTTACGTAACTTATCACCATACAATGATGTGTGAGTTCCTTTACCATCCTTTACATATGCGTATTGACTGAAAGGTACAACTGAGTAACCTTTCTTGTCATCCCATATATGGATTCTTCGTCTCTTAAACTGATAAAAGATGTTCTGATATATAGCTATACCTCTTCAATTTAGTATGTGAATATACGAATAAAATAGTATGTAAGTCAAGCTTTATTTTATTTCTTCGCCTGGTATTTCACAAGTGTCGTTATTACAGAATTTATCTATTTCTGCTTCTTCGTTTTTGATTACACCGAATGTAAGATTTTTGAGTTTCTTTACTTGCTTATTGTATTCTTTCTCATCAATTGCTTCATATGGCATTTGTGGATAAGCACCATAATCGTGTCTTGGTAGTAAAGAAATACCTTTCAAGTGATATTGAAAGTAGTTTAGTGCAGGTGCAATTTCATTAGCTTCTGTTTCAGGATCGAATGTTACAGTGCAACTTACTTGATTGTCAGCCCAATGTCTTTGCATAAATGCTGCTAGACTGAATTGTTCCCAAATAGAAAGTTCTGATGCAGTTCTGATACCCTCACCAACATCTACTGGAACTTCAACAACCATTGTTGTATCTTCCGAACCAAATGCAGGTTCTAACTTATATCCTGCTTTTTGTAATGGTTCTAATAACTCTGAATGATTTGAAAGTCTCACTCTCCTAATATAGAACCGACTTTCGGGATAATGTAACCCTGGAGTAGCACCAGCCAATAGTGAGACTGTACCACTTGGTTTAACTGAAGTAGTCTTAATGGAACGTGGTATTGCAAACCAATCTGAATACATCTTATCCCACTCTTGTATTGTATCATATCCATTCTCCAACCAATTTTTAAACTCATCTAATCCACGATTAGTTACAAACTGAGCTACACCACTTACACTACATCCAATTCTTCTGTTTCTCAACATCACTCTGTTTGTGTCACTCCAATGTGTTCTACCAAGTGTTACCGATTTGGCATACAGATAAGCATATTTAAGTGTTCTCTGATAATCCTCTAACGAATCATGATTACTTGGAAATGTCTCTACTAAACAACATAACTCATATGATTCAAGTGATTGTTCAAGACAAGGATTACCACCAGCTACTCTATGGTCTTTGTTATCACCACCATTTTTCATTCTTGAGTAGTGTCTCATATTTTCTAACCAAGCAAAACCTGGTTCACCATTATCTACAATACGTTTTGCTGCTTCTGTATAATCCATACCAAGTTCTGCAAAGATAGAGTTATTACTTGTCCACCCATACATTTCTCTATGTGGATTTACCTTGTAGTTTTTTAAATCCAAATACTCTTCTGAGTCAGGGTCACCAAAAACTATTTCAGCAGTTCTACGAACATTTCCCGCTACAACACACTTACCAATTAGATTCATTATATCTACGATCGTAGTTACTGTAATTGGTTCACCTGAATTATTCTCTAATACTTTTTTGATATCATCATGAACTTCTTTTAGTGGTTCAGGACCTGAACTAACTCCACCAAAACCCTTAATTGGTTTTCCTGCTTGTCTTATCTTACTATAATCAAACTGAATAGCTGATGTTCCATGAAAATAACTTTCTAAGAGTAATCTAAGTGATTCTACCCAACCCTCTCTTGTATCAGGTATTTCAAATACTTCTTTGTTTCTAGTCTTATTCACACCTTTTACTACTATCTCACCAGCACCCTTAGTATCAAAACCGACACCAACACCTAACATAGAGGCATCCATAAGGAAACAGAATGGTTTTGAATAATCTTCTTTAAGTGTTTTAGTTGATACGAATGCACAATTATTTAGAGCTGCATATAAACCTTTTTCTTCGGTGATTGGTGTTCCCATAGCCCATAAACCACGACCAGGTGGTAGGAATTTCATATTAAAAATTCTATCATACATTTCTTGAGCTGACTTTTGAGCTTGCCATGCATTCCAACCTAACTGATAATTGTCGATATGGTTTTTTTGCATAGAGTAAGTTCCCTCTACAACCCTTTGAACCGTTTCCCACCACCTCTCGTTCTTACCATCGTCTTTAATACGAGAATATGTTCTCATGTAAACCAATTCTCCTAATCCATTAAAACCGAAAGGTGCTTTCTTTCTCTTATACTTACTGACGAAATTTTCTGATAACTTAAATTTTTCCATTTGTTCTGGCTCCTCCTATTTCCTGTAAACTTTATACAATCATAACTATAATATATATTAGATTAAAAACAAACTATTTAATTTTTTTATCATTTTTAAATAATTTTTTCTTATGAGTTTTATTCGAAGCCATCGACTTCACTATTCTTCATATCATTGTATTTACTTGCTAATAATTTTCTCTTGAATTCTTCACTATTATCCATCTTACCTTGTTGTTCTTTACCTGGTTGGGTTGTAGATTCATAGATTTCTATCTTACCAAGATTGGTATTCATACTCATCGGATAGGTTATACCATCAATACCAAATCTATTTTTAATGATATGACATCTTGCAGTATGACTTAACTTATCCTCAGCTTTTCTACTGATACTCATAACAAAGTCTGCAATCATAATCTTACTATATGCTTCTGCTACTTTAGTAGCTTCGATTACTTCTTCTTCTAATGCTGAACGATTTGCTTGTGATGCTGTCCATATTGGAACTTTAAACTCACCAGCTAATCCTCTCAAATCTTCATACACAGCACCTAACTGATGTCTTACCTCTCTCATACCACTATTATCTCTCAAGATATCAGCATAATCAACAATAACCATATCAGGTTTTATATTCTTTAATTCTAATTGTTTTAGATGTGCTGAAAGTGTATTCACTGTAGCTGAACGTGTTGGATAATACTTGATAACCATTCTACCCTCAAGAGAATCAATTATCTTTTTGACTTCATCTTTCTGATATTTGATGTTTTGTGTGGTTATACCACTAAATACAGTATCGTATCTTAAACCAACATAGGTTTCGTTCAACTCTAACGTGTAATGAACCACAGTAAATCCTCTCTTGATTGCACCTGCAGCTAAACTCTGAAGTAACCAAGTCTTACCAACACCTGCTGGCGCAACTACAACACCTAACTCACCCTCACCAAGACCACCATCCATAATCTCATTTGTAATATCCCAAGGCGTTTTGATTGTGACTCTTGTAGACTTAGTTAGTCTCTCTTCAATACCCACATTATAATCATGACCGATATCTACAGCAGTTCCAGCTTTCATAGCTGCATCTATAACTGTTTTTATACCATCATAGTTTTGGTTTTCTAATAGACTTACAGATTCCATAATAGCAGATTTTAAAACTTGATTCTTACAGAAATCTAATGTTTTCTCTTGAACAAATTGTAAGTCTGTTGCTTCTCTATGTCTCCAAGCATCTTTAAGTGCTTCTACAATTGATATCTTTAACACATCGTTCTCAACATCATCGACTGCTATCTTAATAGCTTCTAATGTAGGTGTGGTTTTATATTTTAAGAAGTAATTATGTATCTCCTTAACCAACCACTTATTAGAATCTGATTCAAAATATTCTGGTTCAAGAACTTCCATGATAGTCTGTAGAAAAATCGAATCGGTTAGACAAGATGCTATGACTTTAGATTGGAATGATGTTCCAAATTCGACTAAAGAACTATTGTTCTCCATATATTTCTTTCGTGAGTTTTGTTTTTGATAAATTTAATTTCTTCTGTCTATACTTATCTTTCATCTTCTTCAAAATGGTATCTTTATTTCTGTAGTAGTAATCCATTTGCCATTTTCTTTGAGCTTCTTTCTTTTCTTTTGCTGTAAAATACTTCTTCTTTCTACCCATTGGTTTGCTCCGCATACTTATCCATAGTGGTAAATGTCTGAGCTAACCAACTACTAACATTGGGTAGATTCTGAAATAATCTATCTTCCATAAACATGGATTCAAATTTGAACTTTACTAAACGTCTGATAGGACCTCTGATTGTATCAAGTAACTTTGTTTTTGTTGAAGCACTTATATTGACATCCTCTAACTGCATCAACTTGTAGTTACGTTCAAGTAATTCTTTATTCTGTAATATCTTCACAAAGAAGTTTCCATCATCATCTTTGTGTTTATGTGCATATTTGTATATCTCCTGTAAACTATAACTATTATTCTCTTCTCCCAAAGTTGGTATGTTTTTTACCAATGTTTTGGTAGCTATTCCTTTTACACCATCTATATTATCAGATTTATCACCCTCAAATATTTTAGCCATAATAAAGTTTTCAGCAGTAACACAATACTCTTCTAAGACTGCATCTTTGTCATATAGTTTTTTCTTGGTAGGAGACCAAACTTTGATATCGTCTGATACTAATTGTAGGAAATCCTTGTCGGTTGACATGATAACCTTTTCACCATCTGGTATTGCACTCTTTGCTATGTAAGCTATAGCATCATCAGCTTCTATACCATCTACGGATATGGTTGTTAGTGGTAGTAGTTCAAGATAGTCTGCAACTCTTTTAAGTTGCATGAGCATATTCCGTCTCTCATCCTCAGCGTTCTCTAAACCCTCTACCCTATTAACTCTGTAAGATGTTCTACGTTTGTTTTTATAGTCGGAATATAGTTTACGTCGGCGATTGCTCCCACCCTTACCATCAAACACGATGATAGTGCGGGTGGGATTAAACATATTGATTGCAAATCCTATGCTTTTAAGGAAACCAACAATGCCACCAACATGAACGCCGTTTTCGTTTAGAGTCGGCATTACGCTGAACACTCTGATAAAGGTGTTCAAACCGTCGACTATTAGGACTTTCTTATTTGTGTTCTGAAAGTCTACAGAACCACCTTTTTTCTTTATCTCATTCAGGATGGAAAGGTATCTGGCGTTTGACATCACTCACCAACCACCTCTTCCGTTTCAACTACATCATCTATTCCCAAATCTTTCATATCATATTTTAGTATAACTTTTTCGCATATCTGTTCGTAAACGAATGATTTGAAATCAGGATCAGATAGTTTATCTCCGAATTCTTTTGATTGAAACTTGTGCTCTTGTCCTAAATGGTCTGTAAGAGTATACCAAGAACCACCTTGTTTTACAATCTTGTGGTCTTTCATTACCTTTAACCAACTACCTACGTCATCTATACCACTCTCAAAGTATAAAGGAAACTCACAACTTCTCAAAGGTGGACCTAATCTATTCTTGACGACTTGTGCAAGTATAGTCATACCAATCACGTTGTTCTTGGCATCTTTAATCTGACCTTTGTTTTTCAATCTAACTCTTGTAGATGCGTGAAATGGTAGAGCTTTACCACCACTTGTAGTCCAAGGATCCCCAAACATCACACCTAACTTTTGTCTCAACTGATTAGTAAATACAAGAGCCACTCTCTGTCTACCAATCATTTGGGTAATTTTTCTCATAGCTTTCGATATGATAATTGCTTTAGAAGTAGCCCAACCATCCTTATCAAAGTCTGCTTCCATCTCTACATTAGTCGATGCAGCTGCAAGTGAATCAACAAGAATAGTTACTAACCTATCCTTTGAACTTTCACGAACCTTTGCTACTATTTCTTCAACTGCTGCGAATATATCTTCGACAGTTTCTAAATGTAGATACAACATATTGTTAATGTCGACACCAATAACTTTCAAAAAATCTTGACTTACTGCAGTTTCAGTATCAATGTAAACTGCAACACCACCCTTTTTCTGTGTCTCAGCTAGTAAGTGAGCACCAACCAATGATTTACCACTTGATTCTAAACCATTTAGTTCTGTTATTCTACCGACTGCTATACCACCATGTGGTCTATTAGATATTGCTAAATCTAATAGTGTTGAACCTGTAGAAATAAACTCCTTAATATCGGTAGGTGTTGTATCACTACCGTCAAGAAAGTATGCAACTTTGGTATCTTTAAATTGCTTATTTAGACTAGCGGCAAGTTGCCCTGCCAATTCATCTCTTGTTGACATAAACTTCTCCTAAGTTTTAGATAACTTAGGGGAGCGAAAGTAGGAACTCACACTCCCCAACTTATTTGTCTTCTATTAGCTATTAAACAGATCGTCGAATGCTGCTGATACATCCTCTTTTACTTCTTCATTAGCTGAAGCTTTAGATTCAGTTACAGATTCCTCTTCTGTCTCTTCGGATTCATCTGGATTCAACCAATTATTTAGAACTTCTGTAAGTTCTTCATAGGTTTGTTCCTGATAGATTTCAGTAATATCCTTTTGATTATCCATAAGATTCTCAAGAAGAGTTGCATCCTCTGTAATCGGGGTTTGATTTGGTTTAACCCTGATTGTTGTTTTAGGAAACGAAGCTCCAACTTCTTCTGCTGTCTTGAACTCTACAGTAATATCACGACCATTCATTGAGTCGGTAATATCACCATAATCAGGATCAGCGATGATGGAAAGCAGTTCTTGATAAACTGTTTTACCAAAACCCCAAAACTTCACACCTTGATTCTCTTCACCACGTATGATTACTGGAGCAAAAGTTCTCATCTTAGACTCGATTTTACGAGCTAATCGATAGTCTTCCTTGTTACCCGAAGCTTTGAGTTTTTGAGAAAACTCTTCGATTGGGTCAGGACGACCAAATGACATTGGTGAAAGATAAGATTTTCTACCCAAATCATAATGGAAAAACAATTCAATGAAAGGATTATCCTTATTAAATTTGTAAGGAACTATTCTTACTTGAGTTGTGCCAGGTGATGGCTTCCATAGATTTGATGTGCGATTGTTTGTGATTTGAAGTTGACCTAGACGCTTCTTCAATGCGTTAATATCCATTCGATATCTCCTATTTGTTATTCGTTAATTGTTTAATTGTCACTAAATTATTTGTAACTGTTTTCATACATATATAAGTATGATATATATTCCCCAAAATGTAATTTATTTTTCCTCAATATCAGATTTCCATGTTTTTGTATGTATTATCGAATATACCCTTGTTGGTATTTCATACAGCCCCTCTTCGTTTGTCAGTAACATACGATTTCTGTAGTTCTCCCACGGTATTGGAAATGAATTATCTAACACACCATTGTTCAGTTTCTTAACTAACTCATTTAGTGCGTTGATTGTGTATAAAGAGTTTGATTGTTTCTTTCTATGTATAGAGATTGTATCTACTGAACTCTCAACGTAATCTTCAGTTGCTTCTACGTTGTATGTGCATATCAATTGATGATAATCATTCTCATTCTGAAATACATATATCTTGTCGAACACTATATCGTTACAAGCTATAATCAAATCTATTGTTTCGTATAATCTATTCCTTTTGCAAAATGTTGCCAGTAGTTGTGTTTTCATAATTAATCATTCCTCTTTGAGTCGAAACACTCTTGCATATCGTTCGACCATTCAATTGTGTTTTGTGTTTTTCCTGTTGCGCCTTCTTTTGAACGATATGTCTTTTGACCTATCTCTCTTGATATACCATCTTTACTTACTGCATAGATATAAACAACTTTTCCAGTAACTATGTCTGTTCCTGGTTTTTTTGTCAATCTTTCTTTTGTCTGTAATTCAAAATTGTCTTCAGCATCATTTAAGTTTTGAACACCTATACAATCTCTAAGTTTTTCAGGATCTACTGCAATACCTTCCATGATAAGTTGAGTATTTCTTTTTAAAATAGCTTTGTGGTCATTTTCATCTTTTGGTTCATCTATTTTATCTAAGTGTAAAAAATCTATAGCCTCTTGAAAACCCAACATATCACCTAAACTTCTAACTACACCATTTCTTGTTCTAGCTTCTAATTTGTTTAATTCATCAACTAAATTTCTTTGTGCATCTAAGGCTTCTTCTCTTGTTTTACTCAAGATTTTATCTGTATCTAATCCTTCTGGTACTTCTTGACCTCTATCAGCGAAATCTTCTTTGTAAGCAGCTCCCATCCTTTGAACTATTTTAGCTTCATCTTTTGTTAGTTTTCCTTCTCTACCTCTCTTCAATAATTCTTGCAAAGCTTCCTTATCATCTTTCACACCAATTTTTTCCTTGAAGTTTTGCCAATGGTTTTTTGTTCCTGCTTTTTCGTATCCCTTGTCTTGTCGTTTAATTAATCCTAGTAATATTTTTTCTTGCTCATCATAATTCTGATACATCCAATCTGCTTGTTTCTCTATTACTTTACCATAACCCTCTTCTATTTCAGCTACTTTCTTTTGAAATGCGTCTATCACCTTAACAGCTTTTTCTCTTGTGTCAGAATCAATTCTGTCATCTTCTAATAATTTATCAACCCTACCTGCTGCTTTATCAAAATCGTTATTTAATGTGGAATTCCCTTGAATATCTGCTAATGTTTTTTTATCAGACCAACCATCATATAATAAATTACCATCAGCGTCTACAGTAACTACAGCTGTATCTGCAGCATTTTCTCCACCACCACTTGATTTAACCCACTCAATCATAACTTCTTTAGGTATTTTGTAAACTTTACCATCTTCATCATATACTAATATAGGATCGTTAGCATTGTTTATTTGTTCTTCTAATCTATCTAAATCACTCCTTGTTCCACCATATGTCTGCATCTTTGTTGGTTCTTTTAGATTTGCTTTTTCAGCACCAATCTTAGCTCTATCATATTTTTTCTTCGCACTTCTAGCTGCTATCTTAGCAGCTTTCCAAAGGTTCTTATCTTCAATATCATCTGGAACTTTTATCTTTTCATCACTTTTAATTGTAGTTGCTTTTTGTTGATTTCCTAATTTACTTCCCAATGTTCTTTCGTAAAGTATTCTAGCTATTTCATCTTCAGTAGCATCTGGATATTTTTCATATATTAATGCACCCTCATTAGACATATTCTCATTATAATTTGAACCTGCGTTGCCTGGTGCTACCCAAGAAGCGTTTCTAACATAACCATTATCTATAGCTTGCTGTGTTGTTTCTGAATTTTGTAGTAATGGTCCTTTTCCTTTTCTACCATAAAGTTCTCTACTCATCCTTTTAGAGTTAATTTTTGCTTGTTCTTCTCCATCATCTCTTTGGTAATCTGTGCTGACATCTGTATTGTGATTTTTCTCTCTGTCTGCTTCAGCATCTTGACTTACTACATTTGCTTTTGGTTTGGGTTTTTCTTTCTCTTTATCTTCTTTATCATCATCTTCTTTATCATCTATAGTCACAAGCTTATCATTATCTACTTTGTGGGTAATTCCTTTTTTATTTTCAGGACCATAACCTTTACCTTTCCAAATTAATCCCATGTCTTTAGCTTGTTTTGCTATTTTAGGATTTGTAGGTTTATCTGGTGCTTCACCCAAAAGAGTTTTGATAGCATAGTCAACATCCTCTACCAACATACCTTGTTCTATTAGGTAGTTTTGTAGAGCATACACGTGTTCTTCATTAGTGAAGTCAGGTACTGAATAATACCTATCTGCAAAATCGTTAAAAAATTCTTTCCAATCCATCATTAATCCTTGTGAATTTTACCTTTTCGTTCTGTAAACCATTTTCTGAACTGAACTGGTGTACCGATAGTTATTGGTTTGTTACCACTTGCTGTTGACAATAATTTTTCTATCTCAACCTTAGCCAATGTATTTTTATCCAACACTCTTTGCATCACAAACATATCTATTATCTTTGTATCATAGACAAGAAGTTCATTCCACCAAGAAGTTCTTTTATTGTGTCTAGAATCAATCAAACTCTTCTTGAATAGTTTTTTATTTTTAAGTAAAGTTTTGTTTGCTACATCAATATAATCTTTTACATATTTTGCAACTACAGGTCCTACTGCTTTTTTAGCTTGTTCTTTATACTCATTATATTCAAGATGATTAGGATCAGATGAGGGTAAGTCCATCCATCTGTCGTGATATTCTCTTTCTATATCACTTATTTTTCTATCAACACTATCATAATCAAGGTTTGCTCTGTCTAAAGCATTATACCATATTGTGGGTTTTCCATCAAATACTTGATAAGCACTTACCCATCTACGACCTTGTTTATCAGGTACGGTATCGAAATCCATAGACTTCTTTGCTAATAGATGTCCCTCTACATAACAAATGATACCACCCATACCTGTTTGAACACCACGACCTTTAGCTAATGATTCATCTTCGTGAGTTGCTGTAAATGTAGATATAGTTTTTTTTCTATTAAGAACATATTTAAGTTGTCGTATTCCATCTGGTCCTGTAATATGAAATGATTTTACAGGTATCTTTCTACCAAGAGCTTTCTCCACAACCGATGGTGTTAGAGGAATCACGTCTTTTTGACGAACCCAATTCAATACAGCTTTTGTATGAGCAGGATACCACTTATTATCTATCCAACTCGGCCCAGCTTGTTTAGATGGTGCATAGGTGGATTCCATCAATAAGTCTTTAAGTTTAATCATTAAACTTCTCCGTTATATCAATAAGTTCATCATAATTACTTCCCCACGCAACTTTGACTGGATACTTATCTCTCTCTAACACACTTTTTATTTCTGTAAGAAGTGGTAGTCCATCGTCAATGTGCATATCAAACAGAAATGAATCATAACTATACAATACAAACTTACTCTTATACTTTTCCATTATCTTCCTAATATCTTTTATAACTAATGCATTCGATTCTGTTTCTAATAACTGAATATAATAGTTAAACAACTTGTTTGCGTTAAAATCATTTCCCCTTATTTCTCTACTATAAATATCTGATTTAATAAAATTCTCTTGCTTATAGAGTTGCCACAACTTGTTAGTAAAGTCCTTTACCTTACCAAAGTAATCTATACTCTCTGCTATATCATCAGGTATAAATCCATACAAGTATTGAAATGACAAACCCTTTGCTTCCTTGTAACTTATATTAAACTTGTCTGCAAAGTGTTGGTGAACCGATTCTCTTGAGAACTCATAGTCAACCTTTTCTGCGATAAGTCGTAAGTGATATGCGTCATAATCAAACTCAACCAATTTACCACTACCACCAAATCTACTGATAAACTTTTTACGACTACCATCATTTTTATTTAGTGCTGCGAAGTTAATACCACCAAATCTGTTTGATGGACGACCTGTAGATGTGAATGGATTATACTCCGAATACACCACACCATCGGTGGTTTGTAATCCATTTTTTTCTATGTATGTAAAGTTGTCAAACATATCATCGTTGTATGTCATAATGTCAGGAGCGTCGTATTTTTCGATTATAACCTGCATCCCTGTTGCTATATTGTATAGGTGTGATGTGAATCTCATGATAGGAATAGAGGTATTTACGTCTTTCTTCTCATAATGTTTCATGTGATAGTGTCGAATTATATCATCAGAATACAAATCAAATTTGGTTTTCTCACCTGTATTCCAATAATTGAGTAGATTTATATCGATAAGATTATTTAAGCCTGTAAGATGGTATGTGTGTTTCTTGTCAAGTGTATAAACTTTTTTGTTTTTATTTTTTAGAATATTCAAGTCACCTTTAGAACAATAACTAAGTCCATCTGTATGTTCAAATGGTAATACGTATGATTTATCATCTAACATTACAAATAATACAGATAGTTTTGTTTCTACTGGATGTAGTTTGTGATCGGTGGGAATAGGTAGTATTATGATTTGTTCTGCTAACTCGTAGTCAGTCAAGAAAGCATTAAACTCTGTGCTAGTTTCTATGAACTTCAATTTATAACCTTAATTTTGCAATAAATATTAAGTTTATTTGTGAAATTCAACAAAATTATATATTTTCATCCTTATCTGTGGAAATGTCTTTTCTACTCTCAAAACATTTTCTGTGTTTAATTTTTCTTGTTCTTTTATATCTTCTTTCAATGCCCATCTTAAAGTTGTTTTAAAGTATGTGGAATCTGCAGCTGAATATTCTTTTTTCGTAACCTCTATTATTGGAGCTTTATCATCAGAAGCTAATTTCATGAAGTATCTATCAAAGAAACCTTGCTCATAATGCACTTTCTTTGGTTTTACTATTTTGTTCTTGAAATACTTTGAAGATTTAATCTCACCATTCTTAGCTTGCTTGTAACTTTCTAACATGGATAGGTTTCTTTGTCTGTTAATTTTTTTAGAATATTTTTGTGGTTGTGAACCTGTTTGATATATAACTTCTTTTCTCTTTGTAACTATTTTGTGATACACCAATCCACTTGGAACAAAAATTGTCTCATCATATCCATAAGAAAACTCACGTGGTTTGGTTACACCAGCGTTTCTTTCCAACCTCTCTATTCTTCTATCGTTTTCTAATATAATCATAGTTTAACCCTGTCTGTCAATTTTTTGTTTAGCTTTTTGTTGAGGTGTAAGGTCTGGGTCTTTAGCTGTTAATTTAAAGGGTGATTTCTTTCCTTTTGTTTTATCTAAATATTCTAAGAAAGATGTGTAAGGTGGGTCGGGTTCTAAAGTTTGACCTGGTTTTAATTCTGGTATTATACTTGATAATTTATCTGCTATAGTATTTCCTTTTGGTTCACCAAATCCCCTATCAACTCTCATTAAACCTCTAAGTTCAGTTTTCCAACCTGCAGAATCTAAGGTATGTGAAACATCCATAATCTGAAAAAGACACGCATCACGATATCTACCTGGAATATAAGTGCTTGAGAATGCTTCTCCTGCAAATATAGCTCCAGTTCCATCAATAGTTAATGACAATTCTATTGGTGTTAAGATATCTTTCTTTTTTTCTAATGAGCTTGGTGCTTGTCTTAGAAAGTAAGTTTGAGCATTTCTATAATGTTTTTTCATAGTTCCACTTGTTGTGTAAAGATATCTAAAGTCAGGTGCATCTTCGAAAAATGTTTTTATTTTTTCATTACTTAACTGACCCATACTATAAGCTCTAACATAAAGGTCTGATGCTTTTGCAAAAAATTTACCAACTCCTGAGAAGAATTTCTTAGTGTCATCCCATAAACCCTCTTCTTCCTTACCCGTATCGGGATTGATATATGGCACACCATCATCTAATATTTCCATGATTTGTTTTTCAGTATAGATTTGTATAACCTTTTCCATATCTATCTCAGCGCCAGTAACTTGGTTAGGATAATTATTATCTGCGTCTAACTCTGGAATTAGTTGTCTACCATTTACTGTTTCGGGTAATGCGTTATATCCAAACTGAGGAAATTTTGTATTACCTATAACTCTTTCCATGTTCTTTAGTGTAATATCCTCTGGATTTGTAGGTTCTTCTAATCCTGCATTGAACAATTTACCTATGGCTCTACCAGCTGGGTCTAATGTCAAATCTTCTGCAGCAGCTTCTGAACTATTAAAATTTGCACCATAAACCGCTGCCGCCGCCATCTGTGATGGTAGTTTTGTAACCATGTTTTGATTGTATACTATAGAATTTGTTTGCCAAGTTGGAAATATCATCAGTCCATCAGAGTTATAATTATCAGCTACATTACCTGTAGTTAAATTTATACTTTTGTTTTCTAACAAATCAGCTACAGGCTTTTGAGTAGAATTACTTTCTATAACTTTTAATTGAAACGGATTTTCTGTATCAGCTGTTAATTGAAAATCCCAAACACCACCACAAGAGTTACTTACTCTTTTCATTAAATTCATCAAACCATCTTCAATGGTATTTGCTCTAGCCATTTCTTCTGATATAACTTTAGAATGTATTAATAAGTTTCTTAAATATCCTTTTTGTTGAACTCCCTCTTCTTGTGGTTTTGCATATCTTTTTATTCTATTTCTTTCAAGTTTCTGTCCTAATCTGTTTACAAAAGGTTCATCACTAACAACTGGATCTACTGCGAAAGCAGGTAACTCTCTAACTTTCTTCGCAAGAGCAGACATTATTTCTCTATCTGTTGCTAATGGGTTTGGTGTATCTAAAGTTCCATATGGTAATTTAAACTCTAAATCATATGGAAATTGTCCTGGTATGATTACTTCAGAAGCGTTAAGAGTGAGTAAATTATCAGTATCGTTAAGAATTTTAACACTCTCATAATATTTTACACCATCTTTTTCAGCTTCAGGAACTTCATCAACTGACCTAAATTGATAACCCACCTTACCATCTTGTATTTTAGCAGCAAATTTATTTAAGATATTATCTTCAAACCAACCATATGTAACATAAGGACCAAGATATGCCTCATCAAAATTAGCAGCAGCATTACTTGAAAACTGCCACTCATATGTTTGTTGCACTATTATTGTATCTTTGTATTTTTCATTTTCACCAATTATAAACGAACCTGCTTCACTAACATCTGCATCCGTAGATCGAGTTGCTGTATCTGGATCGTAAGCTGAAAACCTATACTTCATGTTTATAAGTAATTCTGTTAGATTTTCGAATAGTATTTTAGGTGGTAGGTTTTGTATGTAGTGTTCATCTATTTCTTGTCCACCAGAACCTAAACCTTGTTTTGCTAAAGCTTTTTGAATGTCTTCGTCATCTCTGATTTTTTTTGTCTCTTCTTTTCTACTCTTAAAGTATGCTCTTTGGTCTCTAATTTGATTCTTCAACTCAGCTGGTATTTCGAAAGCTGCTGTTGATTCACTATCACCCAATGGTGAACCAAACACACTTGATGCTGGTGAGACAATCTCTGTTGTGCAATCAAAACCACCATCGTCTCTACTAGTCCAATTAAAATTCTTAACAATACCATAAACAATTTCTTGATTACCTTTTCCTTTTTTTCTGAGAACTTTACTCAAATCACCGATTGTTCTTGCGTTTAACTTAGACCAATTATCATAGATAAATTCGTGAGGTTTGTGACCAGACCACATCCAACCAAATTCTAATGCTACAGATACTCCAGGTGCTAAGAAGTATGGTGTCAATCTTTCTAATGTTTCAAAATCCCAACATATCCATTTTATATCTGCCATTCTGATAGCTTTGGTATTACCTTGTATCCTTGTGGATATACTCTTTAATCCTGCTATCGGTCTGTTATAGTTATCGGTTTGATATTTATCAGCGAAACCACCACGTAATACACCTTGTATCTTTCTTCCTCTTCCTTGAAATTGTATACTCTCACCAGCTTTATTTTCAAAAGTATCTTCAAGTAAGTCGTTTCTTTTTAACCTTGATGGATCTACTATCTCTTCACCTGCTGATATGACTACGGGTTGATTTGGTGCATCTTTAGGAACTGATAATGAAATCATCCTAGCCCATGTAGTTCTTGTTTGCATATAGTTAGATTCTGAACTATTAGATATTGGTTCTGTTACGGGTCTACCTTTTTTACCTGATTGTTCTATTTTATCTAATAGTGTTTTTTGAACATTTTCGTCAATTGGTTTTAATTGAATCATGATTTACCCATTTAATGAGTCGAAGTCTGCTAATATTGATTGTAAGTTACCTGGTATTCTAATTTTGAAATTTGGATTAAGAATTGTTCTACCCTTACCTAATCCGTTTGCTGTAGCTATCACCCACCAAAGTGATGCATCACCATAGTATCTGAAAGCTAAATTATCTAATCTATCTCCATCTAATGGAAAAATAAATTGGTCTTCATCACTAAGTGGTATTTGTGGATATAATGTAGACACAAGAACTCTTTGTCCTTTTTTATTTATCCTTAGTGGCACATCGTCATATCTTCCCATTGATAACTCCTATTAAAATCTAATGTCGGGTATAGGTAAATCACTATTAGAGACATTTATATCGGATTTTAATTCATCTATTAATGCCTCTTGTGCTTTTATAGCTGCTTCACCTGATTGTAGTTCTGCTAACGTCTCTTTTTCAATCGTATCTAATTCTGCAAACAAATCTTCCCAACCTTTTCTAGCTGGTTTACGTTGTGTTGGTAATGCGGGATCTTTATCAAATGTTCCGTGCTCTAAATTTTTCTCTAACCAATATAAACCATAATGTTTACCTGTAGTTTGTGGAACAGTATCTTCTATAACTCTCATATCTGCAGAAACATTGATTAATTTTGGTAATCTTATACCAGGTTTGATTTCCCAAGTGGAAGCAGTATCTATGGCATAGTTTAAACTCTGAAATATCATAGGTTGATTTTCAAACATATCACCTAAAGTAAAACTAAAGAATGGTGATACCATACGGTTGTTATCAATCTTTGGATATACCAACCCTCTTAAATAGTTTAATTTATCCCAAAGAGTAACCAACTCTTGAAGTGACTTCGGCATCACCTTAAAGGTAATATTAACATTTCTTGTAGCTCCTTGATACACATACACCTTATCTGGTCTACCAATGTATCTTTCCTCTGCATAATCAGGTGAAGCTGTATCAGAAACACTTTCAAGTATTGCTCTAAATATCATCCACTTACCATTCACCATATCCCTAAATTTTAGTGGAACAAAATCTTGACGATTATCATTGAGTAGAATATCAGCCGTAGTTCCACCATACGGATGTAGATTTACCTGATCGGATAATTCATTTTTAAAACCACCACCTCCTGCAGTAACTTTAATTATATTACCATCTTTATCTGTTACTATTCTACTAGCACGACCTTGATTACCAATACCTCTGGATATATCAGCATTTGTTAAATCTTTTTCGTAACGATTATCATTATTTAATTGTCCATAACTTTTTAAATTGTATCTATCTAATCTGTTTCCTAACTTATCATGAGAAACCTGTTTCTGATGTAAATTTTGGTTGTTAATAGAATTATCAGCTTTTATTGGATGTGCTATTTTTTTAGTAAGATGTTGGTTAGATGTTGCTGTAGAAAGTCTACCAACCTCAAAACCTGCTGTTATCGCTATAGGTGGTCCTCCATCTTTACCACCTATTTTTGTTTGTGGTCTAATTCCTAAACTTAATGTTTGAGGTCTATCAAAGTCTATCGTGCTTTCTCTTGCACGAAGTTCACCTTTATAGTTTTTCTCTCTTGAATACAAGTTAAATAGTTGACTACCACCAAGCTCAACGGCTTCTGCAGGACTACTAGAAACCTCTCCAAAGTTTTTTAGATTTACAACTGGATTTGTTGTTGTATTAACACCTAAACCTAAACCACCTGTTCCTGAAAACTTAGGTAAAGATGGTAAAGTAAATTCTACTGCTTGTTTAACTCCCGAAAACACATCGGCTACGATAGGTGGTATGTTTGGTAAAGCTGGAATTTTTAGATTAGGTAATGGTGGTAAACTTAAATTAGGTATACTAATACCACCCAAAGCACCTAAAGCACTTTTTGCAGCATTCGCTGCTAGTGATGCTGCTTGAGATGCTAATCCACCCAATATCTTGTTTAATCCTGAAAAGTTGGGTGTTGGTATGGTTGGAATTTCTATTAAACTTGGGAAGAAATCTGTTAATCCTCCTGGCTCACTAAATCCAAACTTAGGAAGTTTAATATTTGAAAAAATATTATCAAGCTTTAATCCTGCTTCAGGAGATTCTATACCACCACTTATATCTACACTTACTTCTGGTTTAAATTGTTTTAATCCATCTGCTCCTTTAGTTACAAAGTTAGATAAATCATCTACAATTTTTGATAATGGTAAGCCTGGTGGTTCTAAATGTCTTACTGCGTGAGCACCAATCGGTAAAGAATCAATTATGGATGTTGGTCTCCATACTCTTACATCACTACCATCAACAAAACCAGCACTTGGTGGTGGATTATAATTTCCAAATTGTTCAGATAAATCCATATTTTTATTTTTACGTGCTCTCATTCCACCATCATCACCTATACCTGCTAAATTACCAAGTGGTTTTCCTTTAACTGATTGCTCTCTAATACCAAAACGTTCTCTTACTCCTGCATTCATACTCTGTAATACAGCTTGTTTCGTTACGAAAGCAACACCCTTTGGTGTGATTAGAAACTTACCTATTCTTTCCACGTCTGCTAAAGTTCTTGCAGCTTGTGTTACAGCACCACCTCTTACCAATCCAAAATCAATAGCTCCTAACCCACCTGGTCCCCATCTATCACCGATTGCTTTAAGAACAAATGGTTCATCAAAACCAATTCTACTATTATTTCTTGCACCCAATGGGTCGGTTTGACTGAATGCTCTATCGTAATACTTTTGTAGTTCAGGAACTTGTTTATCTACTATGCTTTGTCCTGGTGTATTGAATGTATCATTAAACTGAAAATTAAGTTGTTCACTTTCACGACTTAGTGCTGATATCTTAAATGTCTGTATATCAAATCTTGGTGGTATGTCAAACGATTTATTACCTGTAACAAGAGTACCTGAATGACCATCCGTAAAAGATTGTGGTGTCTGTTTTGAACCAACACCAATAGCTAAATCTGATTTCATGTCTCTTAATGCCATTATGGTGTTCCTTGTCTTTTTACTGCCATAGTTAAATTATCTAATTTTTCACCTATAACCTTTGTCTGTTCTGAGTCTGTGACTCGACCACCACCTGCTACTGCTCCACCAGTTCTCATAGCTGGTGTTATTCCACCACCTGCTCCACCAGCACTAATAGCTTTAGCCATAGCTCCGGCATCTAAACCAACTGCTGCAGCTAGCGCTGATCTTCTAACTGCATCCATAGCTTCAAATTCTTCTGGTGAAACCAATCTACTTATTTCTTCCATAGCACCTGCTATATCATTGTTAAATACCATCTCCCTTGCTTTTTCAAGATTTAATTCTTTACCCAATAAAACTTCTGCTTCCATTTGTTTTGCTATTGAGTCTTCAAAGCTTAAAAGACTATCTGCTATGGAAGCTACATTAGCTAACTCTAAACCTAATTTTTTAGCCGCTATTGCAGCTGCTGTAATATTTGCTCCACCACCTTTAGCAAACTTTCCAAACAATTCTGTATTCTTTGCTACATCATTCATAACCTCAGCGACAGGAACATCTGCTGCTCTAGCCATGTTTGCTTGTAGCTCAATTGAATTTAGTGCTGATTCTAAACTACCCTCACCAACTGCTTGCATATTTCTCGCTAATTGTCCAACACTATCTGCACTCAATCCAAAGTTTGCTACCAAGTTACTAGCTTGTAACGTAGCTCCTACAGTTGCTTCACTAAAACTGCCAAACTCTGAAGCTATTCCTTTTATGATATTAAGAGTATCCTCTTGAGTCATTCCATTAGCTTTATTGGCTGCTGCTACTGCTTTAGAGGTGGCTAATATCTTTGAGGTTTGTGCAAACGAAGTTCCTAAATCCCTCTGAGCTTTATTTACTTCAAGAGCAAATCCTGCTGCAGCTACTGCTAAACCTGCAAATCCAAGTTTAAGAAACTTTGTGCTTTTAAGAATACCTGTCATTCCTCTTCCACCATTTTTTACACTCCTTAAAAAATCACCTTTAAGTTCTCCTGCCATTTGAGATATTTTACCCTCAGCACCTCCAAGATTGAATTGCTTAGCTAAGAATTGTCCTCCAGGTAAATTATTAATCATATCTTCAAGTCTATCAGCACCATCATCAATCAAATCAAATATTTTTCCTGTAGATGGATCGTTAAGAGCCTTACCCATAGCTCTAGCACCTCTAGCAGCATCCTGTAAATGTTTTGCGCTACGTGATTCTAAATTTTCTATATATGCATCTGTAATTGCTAATTCTTTTTTACCTGATAAAAAGTCGTCTAAATTATCAGCAATATCATCATAAAGACCTAAAACTTCTTCAGTA